TGTTATTACAACTACATTTAGAGAAGTCTTTGAACCATAATGGCTAATCCTGTTTCACAGTTACAAGAAATTGATAATAAGGCAGTTATCGAATTATTTTCTGTAGAATTGAAAGCTGGTGTTCATTACACAAAGACTGCAAAAACAGCTACTTATTCTCAATCAGGAGCAACAATTACAATTACACTTAATAGTCATGGTTTTTCAACTGGTTTGATTTTGAGTCTTGATTTTACTTCAGGTAATGCAATTGATGGTGTTTACACAATTCAAACAGTTGCCACAAATACTTTTACTGTTACTGCAACAGCTTCACAATCTACAAGCGGAAACGTTTCTTTTAATATAAATTCCACAATAGAAAATCCTAGTGTTTACTTATTTCATTCTGGTAATAATTTAAAAGATAATACTGATTTGATTTGGCAAGCAAATACATATCAAAAGTTTCCTTGTAATGCTGAAGGTTTTGCATATTCAGGTAAAGGCAAGCTGCCAAGACCAACGTTAACATTTTCAAATTTATTAGGAAATATCACAGCGATTATGCAACTTGTAAATCAAACAACAGCTTTTTCTGATTTAACAGGGGCAAAAGTAATACGTAGAAGGACTTTAAGTAGATTTCTTGATGCAATAAATTTTCCAAGTTCTATAAATCCATATGGAACGCCTGATGCCTCAGCAGAGTTACCAAGAGAAATATATTTTATTGAAAGAAAAGTAACGGAAAATAGAGATATTGTAGAGTTTGAATTAGTAAGCACTTTTGATTTAATTGGTATAGGTGCACCCAAAAAACTTGTTACAAGAGCAGACTTTCCTCTTGTTGGTACACTTACAAATGCTTAATATGAATTGGAAAACTGATGCTGTAAAATACGCTGAAAGTGAAGCTCCAAAAGAGGCTTGTGGTTTATTAGCAGTCATAAAAGGTCAAGAAAAATTTTGGCCTTGTAAAAATATTGCAGAGGGTCAACATGAATTTTTTGCTTTAGATCCAGAGGATTGGGCAGACTGCGAAGACCAAGGAGGAGAAATACTTGGAGTTATTCATAGTCATCCAGAGGGATCTTCTGAGCCATCTGAGGCTGATAAAGCATCATGTGAAAATATTGGCTTTCCATATTTTATATATAGTGTTAATAACAAGAGTTGGAATGAAATTAAACCATCTGGATGGAAAGCACCCTCATTGATTGGCAGAACATGGATTTGGGGTAAACAAGATTGCTGGTCTTTGATTTGTGATTATTTTCAAGAAAAGTTAAATATAAATCTTGGTTCTTGTTATAGACCAAATACTCTAAAAGAATTTATAGCAAAACCATATTTTGAGAAGATTTTGGCTGATGGAGGTTTTATTGAAGTAGAAAAAGATAAAATAAAAAAAAATGATGTTTTATTAATGGAAGGTTGTCATCAAAAATTAAGTCATGTCGCTTTATATTTAGGGAATCAACTTATTTTGCACCATGAAATTAAAAAATTAAGTTGTAAAGAATTATATGATTTAGAATACATAAAAGGTACTAAAAAGGTTTATAGATATGCAGCTTAAAAAAATAAAAGTTTATGGAAAACTTAGAGAATTTTTAGGAGAATCAACATTTGAAGCTGCTGTAAAGACACCACAACAAGCAGTTAATTTCTTAAGAGCTAATTTTGCTGGTATTGATAAACACATGAACGATCAATTATACAAAATAAAAATAGGCGGTAATACCGTTGATGGTGATTTGTTAAATATGAGTGGACAAGGAGATATTCAAATAATTCCTGTAGCTATTGGGGCTGGTGGTTTTTTTAGAGCAGTTGGAAGAGCAGTTAGTGGTGTGGCAAGAACTGTCTCAAGTGTTGCAACTTCAGCTTTTAATTTTGTTGCTAATAATGCTCTTACGATAGGTGCTTCTCTTTTAACTGGTGGTGTAGGTGGTTTATTAACTACAATTGGCTCTTCTTTAATTCTTGATGGTGTTTCTTCTTTATTAAGTCCAAATAGACCAGCTTCTTCTGTTTCTTCTGTTGGCGACACAGATCCAAATATAAGAGGTTCGTATAATTTTGGAGGGATTCAAAATGTAACATCTAGTGGTGTTCCAGTTCCAATTTTATATGGACTTGTTTATTCTGGCTCAATAATTGTTAGTTCTGGTGTCGATACTGCCCAAATAGTAAAGGAGATTTAACTTATGTTTGGTGGTATAGCTCAAGTTGCTATTGATCTTCTAAAGAAAATTCAAGACCCTGATATGGTCGATGGTGGTCTTAGAAGTAAGCAATTTGCAACTGTGATTGATTTGTTAGGTTACGGAGAACTTGATTCAATATTTGATGAAGGTGGTTCAGGTACAGATACTTTTCGCAAAAGTGTTTTTCTTAACAATACCCCACTACTAAATCCTAATGGTGAAGAAAATTTTTCTGATGTAGAAATATTTTTTAAAAATGGTGCATCAGATCAAACAGCTTTAAAAGAAATTACTTCAGTACAAAATACTGTACCTGTTAATGTTCCTGTTACAAATTCATCTTCAGTTTCAAGATCAACAAGTTCGACTGCTTTTGATCGTTTAAGAGTCACATTACAGTTTCCAAGTTTACAGAGTTTTCAAGATGACGGAGATATAAAAGGAACCGAAGTAAAAATTTCAATAAGATTAACAGAAAGCGATGGAACAGTTCATAATCCGATTGTTGAAGATGCTATTAGTGGTAAAGCTACAAGTGCCTATGTAAAAGATTACGAATTAAAATTAGAATCTTCTGTCAGTTTTCCATTGACTATTACAGTTATACGAAATACAGCAGATTCTACAGAATCAAAATTACAAAACGCATCAAATTTTTTATCTTTTACAGAAATAATTACTGACAATAGAGCATATCAAGGTTTTGCTTATGTTGCATTAAGATTCAATGCACAGGAATTTCAATCCTTTCCAGCCAGAAAATACCGCATCAAGGGAACCAAGATCAAGATACCGCATGGAACAACAATTGATTCTAACAATGGTCGTGTTATATATCCAAGTGATTATGTTTTTAATGGAACTTTTAAAACTGATAAAGAATGGAGTTCTGATCCAGCTTGGATTTTATATGACATTTTGACTACCGATAAAGGTTTTGGTGGTACTGATGGACTCATATCAGAGGATTCATTAGATGTTTTTTCTTTTTTCTCTGCTAGTCAATACGCAAGTGAACTTATTACAGATCCAATTACTCAAACTACGGAGCCACGCTTCTCATCAAACATAATTCTTAATCAAAAACTAGACGCATATACTTTAATAAATGATCTTTGTTCTGTTATGAATGCAATGCCTTTTTATGGTGTTGGCACTTTACAAATATCACAGGATAGACCAACTGACATTTCAACTAAAACTTCTGACCCACAATATTTATTTACTAATGCAAATGTTACAGAAAATGGTTTTACTTATCAAGGATCAGGGCAAAGAACAAAATTTACTGAAGTTGAAGTTTCATATTTTGATAATGACACACAAGAAATTAATTATGAATTAATTACTACAGATCAAATTACAGCTTTATCTGACGCTGTTTCTAAATTTGGAAGAACAAGAAAAACACTAAAATCCTTTGCCTGTACTTCTAGAGGGCAAGCCAATAGATTAGGTCGGTGGTTTTTGTACTCAAATTTAAGGGAGTGTGAGGTTGTGAATTTCACAACAACTCTTGAAGCTGGGGTAATTATCAGACCATCTACAATTATTGGGATTGCTGATTCAATGAGGGCAGGGGTTCGTAGAGGTGGTCGTATTAATACGGGTGTTTCTACAACACAAATTATTGTTGATGATGCTAATAATACTGATTTGACAACGGAAAACTCAGCAACACTTTCTGTAGTTCTTCCAGATGGAAGTATGGAAACAAGATCAATAAGTTCTATTTCTGATAAAACCATAACTGTATCTTCTGCATTTTCAGCAGTGCCACAGGCAAACAGTATTTGGGCTATAGAAAATACAACTGTTGAATTTCAAACTTATAGAGTTTTATCTGTTACAGAACAAAATAAATTTGAATATGGAATTGTTGCAACGATACACGACACAAATAAATATGACCAAGTTGAAGATACGACTGTTGCTGCTGATCCAAGAGTTATTACAACATTATTAAATGAAAAACCTTCACCATCTAACTTATCTGCCACAGAACAAATTGTTGTTTTAAATAATCGTGCAGTTTCAAAAATATTTGTTTCTTGGGAACCAATTTTAGGTGTTAAAGAATACTTAGTTGAATTTCAATATGAAAAAGATAATCCAGAAAGATTAAGAGTATCAAGGCCAAGTTTTGAACTTTTTGAATCAAGATTAGGTTCATATACATTTAAAGTGAAATCATATAATGCATTAGGTGTTTTAAGTGCTTCAACTTCCACTGTAGATATTCAAGCTGTTGGTAAAACAGCTTTACCAGCAGATGTGCAGAACTTACGCATTGAACCAATATCAGATCAATTTGTAAGATTACGTTTTGATAAATCTACAGATGTAGATGTGATACATGGTGGAAACGTGGTTATAAGATCGTCAAATCTTACAGATGGCAGTGGAACTTTTACAAATGCAGTTGACGTTTTACCTGAGTTGAGTGGTAATGTCAACGAGTCGATTGTCCCTAATATTGTAGAAGGGGAATATATTTTAAAATTTAAAGATGATGGTGGCCGCTTGAGTGCTGGTGAAACATCAGTTTTAGTCACAAGCCCTGATCCATTACCAAAATTAACAGTTTTAACAGATAGAGAAGATTTAGATAGTCCACCTTTTCAAGGTGCAAAAGTTGATTGTTTTTTTAGTGATGATGTTGATGGTCTTGTTCTTGGTTCACTTGTAACACTTGATGAAGAATCAGACTTTGACTCTATTGCTGACTTTGACTTTATTGGTGCGGTTGACATTACAGGCGGTTCTTATGAGTTTGCAAATACTTTAGATTTGGGAGGAAAACAACCTCTAAGATTACGCAGACATTTTGTAACTCAAGGTTTTTATCCTAATGATTTAATAGATAGAAGAACAGGAAATATTGATACTTGGACAGATTTTGATGCAGCCACAGCTTTCAATGTCGGAGCATCTTTATTAGTTGCAACTACTGACTTAGATCCTGATTTGTCAGTTTCAGCTACTTATGGGCAGAATGGAACGACCATAACTATTACAAAAACATCCCACGGATATTCTGTTGGTGATTTTGTTGTGATTGATTTTACTGCTGGTTCTGCAACAGATGGAAATTATGAAATAATCTCTGTACCAAGTTCAAGTGCATTTACCGTTACTTCAGCTACAAGTGCAACCATATCAAGCGGAACTGCTTGTACTTATGGGGCAAACTTTTCAAGATTTAATCCTTTTGTCAATGGAACTTATGTTGGGAGAGGTTTTAAATTTAGATGTGAAATGGATAGTGACGACCCTGCACAATCAATAGAAATAGATCAACTAGGTTATACAGCAGAGCTAGAAAGAAGAACAGAACAAAGATCAAATATTTCATCTGGAACCTCTAGTTCTGGACTTGATATAAGTTTTGATCAGACATTCTTTACTGGACAAGCTGGCACAAGTGTCGGGGCTGGTACTCAGTTACCTAGTATTGGTATTACTGCAAATGATTTATCAGCAAATGAAAGATTTGAACTAACAAGTATCAGTGGAACTGGTTTTAATATAAAGTTTCTTAATGCTGGAAATGCTGTACAGGATAAAACATTTAGTTATACTGCTGTTGGTTTTGGGCGTGGTAGTTAGAAGTGAATTAGGATATACTTAGAGAAAATTTTGGATTAGGAAATGGCACAACACGATTATGTTATAGATAACTCCACTGGAGCAAACGTCAGGGCTGATATAAATAATGCTTTATTAGCAATTTCAAGTAATAATTCTGGATCGTCAGCACCGAGTACGAATTACGCAAGTCAATTTTTTGCTAATACATCATCCAGCATGATGCAGCTAAGAAATACGTCTAATAATGCTCATATAAATTTATTTACTTTGGCTGGAGCACCCGCTTTCCCTTTAGATGGAACAATAAATAGTATAAATATAGGAAAAGGAGCAAACTCTGTTTCTGGTAACACTGTTCTTGGAGAAAGTGCTTTAGATGCTGTTACGAGTGGTGCAAATAACACTGCTGTTGGATTTGAATCTTTAACTTCAAATACATCTGGAATTCATAATACTGCTGTAGGTAGAAGGACGTTAAAAACAAACACAACTGGTGCAAACAATGTTGCTTTAGGCACTTCTTCTTTAGAAAAAAACGAAACAGGAAGTCTCAATACGGCAGTAGGTCAAGTAGCTTTAAAAGAAAACACAACTGGAACTCAGAACGTAGCTGTAGGTGCTGGGGCATTAGATGCTAATACTACAGGAAACAGAAATACTGCATTAGGTTTTTCTTCTCTGGGTGCTAATACTACAGGTGCAAGTAACACAGCAGTAGGCAATGAATGTTTACCTAAAAATACTACTGGAGGTGACAATGTTTCAGTAGGTGATAAAGCTATGCTTGAAAACTTAACTGGAGATGATAACACAGCACTTGGAAGAGAAGCATTAATGAACAATACGTCCGCAGATAATAATACAGCAGTTGGTTATCATTCTATGAGAGCAAACACAACTGGTAATTCAAACGTAGCTGTTGGTACGGAGTCTTTAAAAAATAACACTACTGGTGCTGGTGTA